TTGTTCTTCTATATCATCAGCTGTAAATTCTATATTTACATTAAATGAATAAGGATCAGAAACTTGTTCTACTACCCATAAAGTATCTTTTATATTATATCCTGATGGAAGTGGTTCATATAGTTTAATAAATAAACTAGGTTCTAGTTCATCTTCAGTATCAAGTAAACTATTTACCCCTATTAAAGTATTATTATCACCAAAATTTAGAATAAAATCTGAATAAAAACTTTTTCCTTGTTTTGAAGCAATATAGTTTAAATAAGAAGTACCTAAGGCATTATATGAAACATTATTTGTAGAAATTTTTATTTCAGTTCTGTCTGAAGAAATTTCTTTAATATAAAATCTAGTTTCAAAATTACTTAAAAATAAAGTTCTATAGAAAAAATAATTAACATTGTACTCTCCTACATCATAACCAGCACTTTTTACATCTTCAACAGGATCTAAATATATTGTATCATATAAATTGGAATCTTCAGATGTTTCTTGAGTATTATAGTTTTTAAAATTATAGTTAGCTGCAATTAAAGTATTGTCAGCCGAATAAACATAATATTCAACTACATCTTGATCAGCACCAAAATTTCTGACAATTTCATATTCGTTTAATAGACTAATATCTTGATTAGAATAATCTTGATTTACATAATCTAACGAAGGGTTAAATGCAACGCTGCTAGTTTCCATATTCTATATTGTAGATGATAGATTAATTACTTCTTGTTGTGCTGATAATAGCTGAATTCTTAAATCACTTATTTCATCAATTAAAGCTTGCATTTCAGAAGATTGATCTGTCATCCCAACATAACTAGAGCTTCTTGTTACAAGTTCTCTATGAGAACCAACTTCACCATTTTGGGGTATATCAAAAAATAATCTATCATATTCCTGAAAAAATTGAGCAACTGTTAAAGGTTCTAAATCCGGAGTTACTTCTTCAGGCTGTACTAGTTGTCTAAATTCAGTATCTACTATTTGTGGATAAGAAACTTTTCCAAATACTGCTTTATTTAATTTTAATTCTTGATTTGCCATTATCTTACAACTTTAAAATAATTTGTACCTGAATCCTGAACTATGGTTTCACTTCCTACTACTGTTTTTAACATTAATTGATAATATCTTTCTGGTTCTAACCCATCCATATAAACTTTAAAGTAATTAGAACTTGAATTCATACTTAATTTAGTATAATTTGTATCAAAATCAACTACCATTTCTCCAGTTTTAGCGTCTTTAATTGCCCAATAAGAGGAAGTTGGTAATAATTTAGTATTTAAATATACGGATTGAGTTTGAAATGACCTAGCAGGAAATATATCTCTTGTTTTTACTTCAAAATCAAATATCATTGAATCTTCAAATGTAGATTGTAAATTAGTAAATTTAGAAATAAAGGCACTAGAAGTTACTATTGAACCTGTACCAGATCCTGTTAAAAAATAACCATCAACTATTGAATCATCCCATTTAAATTCTAATGCAGGTGGATAAATTGTATGTGTATCCATTGAAAAGAAGTTTGTATCAACATAATCGGTTCCAAATTCAATTGAATCATCTAATTTTAATACAAATCCATTATTTTCTAAATTTTGGGCGGAACCCGTAAGCCATAATCTAATAGTATCAGTTACAGGCATATTAATATCTTTATCACTTGTATAATCAAAACTTTGACTTGATTTAGTTGATAATAAAACCCCACCAAATGTCCCAGTTGAACCTGTATACCAAGTACTTCCTCCCGCTTCTGATCCAAATGAAGCTGTAACATAATTAGCAAATCCTGATGTTTTCCATCTATTTGAACCTGATTCTCCTGCAAAAGTCCAAGAACAACCATCATCAGTTTTTGGATCATCTGCTACTCTTCCTGTACCCATATCCCAACTTTGTGAAATTGGAAATGCTTCTATTGTATAATCTAATGGCAAGTTTCCCGCATTAGCTAAATATAATCTTAAGTTAGTTTTATAAGCCGTGGAACCTATTGTATTAGTAACTACATCGCTTATATTCGCATTTTTAAATTGAATTAATGCACGATTTACAGCAGGTAAATCACCTTGAGCTGATGATAGTTGATTTATACCATTAATATTGGATATTTCTAAAACTTCATCTCTACCAGTGTTTTGTGCAGGATATTGAGATCTTATAAAGGCATCTTGTTCTGAAAATAATTTATATACAGCCATTTTATTTTTTAATTTGTTACTACTCTACCTTGAATGTCAATATCAGGAAATCTTACTTCAAATATACTAGGATCTAAAGAAGGATATAATACATTATCTATTGTAGCCCCTTCTATGTCATAAGCATATTCAGAATAACCTGAAGAAGAACCTGATTTGTTTACAATAGTTAGATTTTTAATTGTTTGTACTCCTTCAACTGTATCTAAAATATTTTTAACATTATTTATTAAAATAGGTTGATTAATTTGCCATTTATCTGTATCAAAATATACTTTTAAGGCATTAATACAATTATTTAATACTATTCTATTATTAAAATTAGGAAGCATTATAACATCAAAATTTATTCCTAAATTAATTATAAAAGCATCCTTAATACTTACAGCATCAGTAACCATTCTATATTCGGCTAAATAAGTTTTTAAATTTTGTTTTAAAGCGGGATCAGCTAATGTAAGTAACCCATTATTATTTTTAGATAAAATATACAAACATAAAGTATTATCATTATAATCACTAAATGAAGTTGTATTATTATTTAATATATCACTTTCTTGTGTTATATAAGTTTTATATATTACCCCATATTTAGAAGGTAATGATAAAGCTCTAATCATATAATCATCTTTAGTAACAGTCCTTAATTGTGTAGGATATTGTGCTAAAGAATTTAATCTTATATCTTCATTTGTATCTCCATCTCCTCCACCTATAGCAGGTTGTAAATTATTAAATGCTAAAGAAGATTGTACTGTTGATGAAAGTGTTGCATCTAAATTATTTCCAAAAAATGTTGTATTAATTGATGAAGCAAGTGTTAGTGATTGAGCAGGTACATTTGATTCTGCTCCACCACCCGTTAAATACTCTATTGTTAATGTAGTATTTGAAGGTGCTAATCCATAAGTTTTAGTATATAAAAAGTTTGATGGATCATACGCCGTTGTTAACTTATCAACCCCATAAGGTAATCCTAATCCTATATTATCTGAATTTGGGATTATTTCTTCATCCGGATTAGATGAAACACCAGGACCAAATTGTAATTCTAAAGTATTATTAGCTTTAAATCTTGTAACAAATCTTCTTGGTACTTTATCTATTTTTAATAAATAGGGAGTTGTCTCATTATATTGGTATAAATTTGGATCATTTGAAGCTATATTAGATACTGAATTAAATACAGTTTCTTGGGCTAAATAAGGAACTTGGTACCAACGATTATTATCACTATCTGTACATTTTATTATTTCTATAATATTATTATCAGTAATTTCTACTGTTGAAAATCTTTGTGGTGTTGTAAATGAAAAAGTAGTTGTTTGTAAATTACCAGATACTGCTCTAGCTTTCTTTTTTAATAAATAAAAACTTGGTTGATTAGCAGCATTAGTAGAATAAACTGATATGTCTGTAGGGTCTGAACTTCCCGATACTGTAAAATCAATTTTATCTTCTATATAAAAGAATACACTAGTATTATTAGCTGATTGAAGTTGTCCTCCTTCTTCTATAATTAAGGCATAATTCCAATCAGGTTGTACTGTACCACGAACTGTAGTTGAAGGGATTGTTTGAAAAATTTCAACATCTGTAGTAGCGGCATTTGTTACTTGAGGTGTATACCCCATTGAATAGGCTAAACTTAATAAGTTATCTCTTTGTTTAGCAAATTGAATATAATTTTCTTGAACTTGATTATCAGTATAAAAAGATAAAACATCACCAACATATGATGCCATCTCTATTAACATCATACCCGCAGATTCTTCTGAAAAATCATTATAAGTACTAGGATAATAAATCTCAGCAAACTCAATTAATTTTTGTTTTAGCGTATCAAAATCTTTATTAAGATATTGTATGTTTTTAGCTTGTGGCATTTTGCAGGTTTAAATTTAATTGAAGTTCATCTTCAATATTGGTATTAATTATTGTATAAGTTAAATATATATTAATAGTTGCATTATTAGAATTAAGTTCTATATTTAACGATTCTATTATAACTTGAGGAAAAAATTGTTCAATTCCACCTCTAATTAAATCTTCAATAACAGCTGAAGTATCTTCAGTGACTTGTTCAAAAATTATTTCTCTCAATCCTGAACCAAAATTAGGGTTCATTATTCTTTCTCTCTTACCCGTTAAAAGAAAATTTATTAAATTAGATTTAATAGCAGCTGTTGTTGTATAGGTAGTATTAATACCTGTTTGACCATCAAAAGGGATTGATATTCCAACCCCCGTGCTTGGTTTTAGATCTAATACATCAACATTTTGTACTATATAAGCCATTATAATTTACCATTTTCTTTAAATTTATCCATCATTCCAGAAAAATCAGGAACAGCATCTATTGACACTTGATTTATATCTGATGTTTTTGAAGTTGACATTTGTTCTACTGAATCAACTACTGGTACTGATTGTTGTTGAGGCATTCCACCAGCAAAACCTACTGCATTTTGAGCAGTAAAATCACCACCTCCTAAACTTCTCCATTCTCCAGATGCAGCAGTTTCATTTAACATTTGTGCTAAAGGATCTTTTGAATCAAATAGTGGTTTAGTTGGTTTTTGAGGTTGTTGTGGTTGTTTTTCCTCATTAACAATTTCAGAAAATGTTTGTTTTTTATTTGTTTTTTGTTCTACAACGGGCTTCTTTACTATTTTATTTTCAGTAATAGGAGTACTCATAATTAAAGATAGTTCTTCCTTAATTACAGTTCTTACTTCTTCCCGAATTATTGTTCTAAAAGCTTCTATTTTCATGATTATAAATATTTATTTACTTAATTTTTATCTATTTATTTTATTTCTTAATCTTCGGTTTCTACGTGTAAGTTTTACTTTTAATATTCTTCCTCTTTTTCCTTTTACATTAAATTTAATCTTATATTCATCACGTAATTCCTCTTCTCTTAACCCTGCTTGAATTTCTTCTTCAGTATATCCTTTTGATAATAAGAATTTAATCCATTTTTCTAATTCTTCCATTTCAATTTCATCATAATAAACTTCATATGGAGGATATTTTGATCTTGCTCTTGGATGTAAATTCATTGTTAATTGTTCGTAATCAATTTTAGTTTGTTTTTTTAATCCTTCTAACCATATTTCAGTTTTCTTTTTAATTTCTTCAACTTTTTCTGGATTTGGATTGATTGCACCAACAATATTATTTTTTAATTTTTCAGCTAATTCTTCACCATTTAAATCAAATACTCCAGGTTCAGACATTATATCGGATAATTCATTCATACTAGCTCCTTGAAGTAATCTAAAAGTATCTTGCATTTTTTTCAATGATGGATTTTCTGAAATAAATTCGGCAAATGGTTGTTGAATTAAATCTGATGGGTTTAAAGATTTATTTGGTGAAGATTGATCATTAGCTATACTTGCGGGGTCACCTGCTGCTTCTTTAAATGGCTGATTACCAGTTCTCATTTCTACAGGAGTTGGATCAGCTGGTTGGTTAGGTACAATATTATTAGTTTGTAAGTTATTAGCTTGAGCTTTAATATTACTAATTGCTAATGGGTTTGCACCGGTTGTTTCAGCTAATTTGATAGCATCATCATCTGGGAAATTTTGGTTATCTATAGTTCCTACATCTATTATACCTTGATTAATATTTCTTTTAATTCTAAATTTTGTTTCATTTACTATAAGATTTAAATCATCACTAAATGTTAAATCGGAGGCAACAGATAATTTACCATCAATATCAAAAGCAACCCCTCTTCTTCTAGTTAAATTAGTTTCACCTTTTGGAGAATCTTCTATTGGTTTTTCTTCTTGGATCCTAATAATATATCCCAAATAAGTTTCTTGGAAGTTTCCAAATTTATCAGCAACACTTTCTTCATTAATTTGTTCAACTTCTTGAGCATATAATTCAACACCTTGTGCTTGTAATTGTTCAACTAGATTAGCATATTTAGCATCTTTAAATTTATTAAAAGTATAAAAATTAAAATTATCTCTTAACATTCTTCTAAATTCTTGTCCTCTAGTTTCTTCAAAATTAACACCAGTAGCTCCAGAAATTAAATCACCTCCAAAAACAATTTGACCTGCTGAATTAAAACCCCATACAGTACCTGGGAGTACTATTATTGTTCCATTAGCTGTTGTAACTAAAACTTGACCAAATTGAGATTGATTTGAAACTGCTGTTCCTCCTCCTAATAAATCTAAAGGTGTATATTGTTCAAAATTATCATATACATTATTTCTTACTTGATTATCAGGGAAAGGTATACCAGTTGCAACAGATACTAATCCTTGGAGAGCATTATTAAGATCTAATTCATCTAATCTATCATCTAATGAAGCACAAGTTTCAAATGTTTGTTGTAATTTAGCTATTTCACTTGATAATAATACTAACCATCCTCTAAGGAATTGTAAAGCGTTTATCATTTTATCTAAAGCAGCTCCAAATTCTTCTAATATAGGTACAGCTGTATCTAATGCTTCCCCAACTTTTCCAGCAATATTTTCAAATACATTTATAATACCTGCAGTTAAAAACATAGCGGGTAATGCTTTAGCTACGGCTTTCATAACTTTAATTACAGTTCTTAATACTTTAGCTACAACTAATAATGTTTTTATAATTGTGTTTAAGAATTGAAGTATAGCTAATGTAAAATCTGTAAGTTTAATTACAAAATCAACGAATTTTTTAATTCCTCCTACTATAACAGCTAATTGTTCATATGGTATTACACCTCTTAAAGTTTTATTAATTTCTTTAATTTCATTTTGAAATATATTTTCTAAAGATAAATCAAACTCAATTAAAGGTTTTAATTTATTATAAAAATCACTTAATAATCTAGATCTTCTTATAACTTCTTGTGAAGTTAAACCACCTGATAATGCTTGGGATGCCGTACTAGTTTCATCTGCTAATGTATTAGCGGCACCAATTACAGTTCCATCAATAAAAAGTGCTACTTCTAACATTGCAGCTTGTAATTTTCCTAATCCTAAAAAGTTTTTAGGAAGTCTATTTAAAGTAGCAACTATATCTCTAATTCCTAAATCTCTTAAAGCATCAGTTAAACCTTGAAGATCTTCAGCTAATTCTCTTATATCTGATGTTTGTTCCGTAGCGTATTCTATTTGCCAATTAGTAAATGTTTGCAAAACAGGATCACCATCTGCATCTAAAATTGTATTTCCAGCTTTATCTTTTTCTGTTGGTGGATCAAATGGATCAAATCTTTGAATTTCTACATCATAATTTAAGGTTATTTGGGGATATGGTGGATAATCTTTTCTATCGGCACCTCTAGGAGGAGTTGAATTAATAATACTTTTAACAGCATCAAGTTCTACTTGATCCGTTCCTTCAAATCTAGCATTTTGTAAATCTCCTGTTCCCTCAACACTTATATTAGTTGAAAGTCCTGCTTTTTTTAATTTTCTTCTAGCTTTCCTAGGTAATTTACCTAAATCAATTCCTGTAAATTGTTCGTTTGCCGTTGATTCTTCTCTTTTTTGAGTTAATGAAGGATCATTTAATACATTAAGTTGATCCGAAGTTAATCCTAATGGATTAGATACAGAATTAACACCAGATTTATCTCTATTATCTTGGGCTTTAAGAGCTGATAGGTTTTGTGAAACTTCTGGGGTTGCTAATTCAGCACTATTTTCTTTTACCACACCAACCATATTAGCGGATATAGTTTCATTATTTGTTTGTTGGATATAAAGTATAGTTCCAGGTTTTATTTTAGAAGAAGAAGTTATTTGAAAATTCATTTCTCCTTCTCTTATTGGAAAAGGAATTGATTCAGCTGTAACTATTCTATTTTCTGCTATTATTCTAAAATTTCTAAAAATATCTTGAATTCGTTTTAGATCTGCTTGTACTGATCTTAAACCCTCAGAAACGGGACTACCTGGGGGGAAAGCAGCATTTATACCTAAAGTTAAAGGGTTACATAAATTAAAACTATTTATTCTTTGTACTTGATAAGTAAGAGGAGCAATACCAAAGTTTTTAATTGGGTTTTGAGCTGATTTAAGTAGTTTTGATTTTTTTTCTCCAATTTTTTGATTAGTATCATCATATGTTTCTTTAGATCTAATTCCAGGAAATTGTTCATTTCCTTTAGTATATATAACTTCGTTTTGTTTTTTTTCTTCTTCTAAACCTACAAGTTCATTTTCGATTTTAGGTAAGTTAACTCCATATACTAATTTAATAATACCATCATCTAACTTTTTTGCAAAACCAACTAATGTTTTTTTTGCAGCTAAGACCATTGCTTTTATGACATTTTCTTTACCAGCCATAATTTTTATTGAGTAAAGTTAGTTTTAGATTGTATTTCTAATAATTCTTCTACAGCCCTTTTAACGGCTGTTTTTAAATTATTTCCCGCCTGTTGTACTGTTAATACAGGTGAATCTTCAATTGAAGCCGCTTCTAATCCAGGTACTACATTATCTTGTAAAAAACCAAAGAAATTTTTTAGCAAATCATATAACACATCTCCTTTTACTAATGGATGTTCCGCATTTAATCCTAATTTAATTTTTGGTGAATTAATTATAGTCATACCTGTACTATCTATATTAACTGTACCACCTGAAGAAATAGATACTGCTTTTTTTGCAATTAAAAAAGTCATATCTTCCTTAGAATTCAGAGTAACTCTATCAGAATCAATTATAATTTGTTTTCCTGTATAAGGAAAAACAGGAGTATATGGTATATCTTTAGCCATAATTAACTTCTATTTCTTGAAGAAAGTCTACGGTTTTGGGCTTGTCTTGTCATTTCACCGTCTCCATCCCTAAGTTGTTGTTCTTCTATTTGTTTATTTTCTTTTACTTGTTCTTTTACGTTTGCTTCACTATTAAATATTCCTGCTAATGGTGATCCAGATTCCGAATCTTCAATTTTAGTTCGAATATCAGTAGATAAATCTGGTTCTTGATTAACAGTATCATAAGTGATATCAGTATTATCTAATTCTACATTTGATCTATTAGGATCTTCAACAGGTACTTCTTGTATTAAAGTAGTAGTGTTTATAGTAGGTACAGCTTCGACTCCAAATGAATCAAAATTAGTTGAACCTAATAAAACTTTAACTAATTGACCATCTGTTAGATAAATTGACGAAGCATCATTTTGTATATCCTCGTATATTGGGAACCAATTATTAAAAGCACTTTGATCAACTCTTGATTGACCATTTCTTAAAATAGTAATTGGTGATCCATCTATACCTTCTGAACTCCAGGGACTTTCTGTATCTTTACTTTCTGAGGTGTGTGTGGCTGTAGAACTAAATCTAAGTGAATTACCCCATCTTCCTTCTAAAATTATATCCCCTTCTACAGGATACAAGTTTCTAATATAAGCTTCTTCTTTAAATGTTTTTCCTGGAGATGGTTCTTCTACTTGTGTTTCAGGATTATTAGGAACACCTTCAGAAACACTTGTATTATCTACAGTATCAGTATCTTTAGAATATTCTGAGGTAGGAGGGAGCATATTTAAATGGTTTTTATTCCATACTGATATAGCATTTAAATAATAAAATTGAGATGAATCTGAATTACCCGTAGTTAGTTGTTTGTAAGAAGGGCCTTGAATAATAAAAACTGTTTCTCCTAGTGTAGGAATTTTTTTAAAATTAATATCCATTGGATATGCTATACTAGCTTGAGTTGTAATTTGATCGTTTGTATTTGTATTTTTATCTAAAGATTCAAAACGAATAGCTCCAATAGAACCCCAACCATTAGTGATTTGAAATAAAGATAAGGGATTAGAAGAAGGTTCTAAATTAACATCAACAACACGAGCAGAAAAAATAGTATTAGCATCACCAACAGTAGGAACTATTGTAGGTGTTGCTATAGCAGAATTCCCTAATGTAGGATAATTTTTAGCCATTAGCTACTTTTTCAATTTGAACTAGTTCCGATTTTACTTCAATATCTTCAACTTTAGTATCTAATTCTTGTAAAGTTGAAAATAACATTTCTTTGTCAGCATCAGTTAAAAGTTCATCACTATCAGCTGCTTTACTATTTAATGCACGCTGTACAACACTAGCCATTTTTATTAAATGATCATCGTTTTTAATCGCTAATTCCATGTATTCCTTTATTAAGGGTACAATCATAGTAGCTTCACCTGGTGATGTAATTAAGGGTTTTAAACCTTCAATTAGTGAACGTAGTTGGGCTTCTTTATCTTTTTGATTAACGTGAATTTCTTTTAAAAGATCAGAGAATTTTTTATTACCAAACAGCTTAATTTGTGAAAAATCCATAAGTTATACTTTGGATATAAATATAGATTAAAAAAAGATTTACAGTGCCATACTTACATAACCATGCTCAACATATTGAGACAATAATTTTTTATAAGTTTTTTTCATCTTTTTAATTACTTTGGTAATTTGAGGAGTACTTTGATCAGTTATTTCTCTAATATATATGTATATTCCTTTTTTATTGAAAATATCTAAATTTTCTCTTTTTCTAAATAATTCTATAATAGCATCCGCTGTTTTGGCATCTTCCATTTTTGGAAATAATGTAAATAAATGTATGTCCATATATTGAATTAAATAATCTACAAATTCTGAAGGGCCCTCTTTTGACATTGGAGCATCTTGCCCATTAATTAACCCAATATTTATAGTTTGATCTTCATCAATATCTTCTACTGTTGCTCTTTGTT